CCGTCTTGGCCTCGGGCTTCACATCGTCCACGTTCAGGTCGTTCACGCCCTTGAACAGGTCGACGCGCTCCTGAAGACGCTTGGCCTCCTCGAAGCGGTTCTTCAGTTCGGTCGCCTCATCATCGGTGAGGTTCTCCATGCCCTTGTCGTACAGGGCCTTGACCGCCTTCTTCTCGGCGGCCAGCTTCTCCATGTAACCCATGGATCATCCTTTCTATTGGTTGTTTGCCAGCGAGAGGAAGTCGCTGATTTCCTTGGCCCACTGCGGGTCAAAACTCTTTTTCGCCTTGCCGTCGTCCGGCTCGGGCTTGTCCGAATCGTCCGGCGTATCGTCGTCCGGCTCGTCATCGGGTTTGGAATCGTCCGGCTCGTCGTCGGGGGTTTCGGTGATGGAATCAAGCAGTTCGCCCAATGCCTCGTAGGCCGTGCGAATCTTGTCCTCGTTCGCCTTGCTTATGGCCCGGCCGGCCTTGACCTCGAGCACCTCGGCCCCCTGATTGGCGGCGACCTGCACGAGACTGATCTCAAATAGTTTGAGCTGGCGAATCTCCCGGTAGCCGCCCCAAGGGCTCTTCGCCTCCTCGCTTTCGACCCACGCGGTCTTCTCGGCGATGAAACCGATGCTCATCTGGTGGATGAGGCCACGCTTGAGCAGGTCGTAGGCTCGCTTGCCCTCCGCGATGTCGGTGTCGAGCTTCGCGGTGATGAGCAGGCCATGCTCGTCCTCCACGGCGCTCAACGTCTCCCCGATCACATCGTTCGGAGAGCCGTCCTTGTGCTGCCAGTGAATCGGAATGCCCGCGCCGCCCGCCTTGAAGTCAGCGGATAAGGTCTGCTCGAAGGCACCCTTGACGATCACATCGTCGTACAGGTCTTTCTCCCACGTGCTCGCGTAGCCGGAGAACACTCCTCCGCCGCTGTTGTCGGTGGCCTTGAGCTCCTTGAGCTCGTAGCCGAGATAATCAAGACTCATCTGAGGTTTCTCCCTTCGTCATCGAGTCCCATGACGCGCGGAAACCGGCGTCATACGTGTAGAGGCGTTTGAATTCGGCGAGCATCTGCTTGCCGTTCGGACTCGCGCCCTGCTGCGCGTTCTGCGTCTGTCCGCCGTCCTGCGGGCTGGGCTGACCGCCCTCGCTCACGTTGAGCGGGGTTATCAACTGGTCGCCGCCCGGCAGTTTCGGCCGGTCGAGCAGTTCGCGCGCCTCGTCGGTGGTCATGAACGGACGGCCGGTGGCGGTGGAGAGCGCCTGATACTGGGTCTCCATCGTGCCGCGCAGCTTCGCGTCCAAATTCGCCTTGATGTAGCAGTCCGGTTCGCCCACCGCCTCGGGCAGCGTGAGGTTCAACGCCTCCTCGAACGCCACCAGATACGGCAGCAATTCCACGTTCCACAGCTTTTCCTTGTATGCGGCGATGTTGCTGTTGGTGCCGGTGCGGAAGCCGATGTTTTCTGGGCTGATTTGGAATGCGAGGCACACCTGTTCGTTGATTTTTTCGCGTGCCTCCAAGTCGGCCATGTCCACCGGTTTGAACAGGTTGTCGACGGTGCGGATCTCCATGCCGTCTTTGAATACCGGCCATGTGCCGGCCATGCCGCCGCCTGCAACGTAGTTGCGCAGGCCTTGGGTGAAATCGTCGTAGTCGGCCTGTGACTCCCAGGGCATTTCCTTGGGCCGGTACACGTAGGCGGGTATCTGGTAGCCGTTTTCGGCTATCGATTTGCGGTATTTCGCCATCACCTTTGCCTCCGCGAGCAAGGGGCGCAGCACGTCGGTGATCGGGTCGCCGAGGTTCAGGCCGTCGATGTAGCCGATGTCGAGCACGATTCGCGGATCCGGCAGCCGATAGGTGCCGCCCTTGTTCTCGGCGACGCTGCTGATGGTCACACCTGTCAGCTCGCCGAAACCGTTCGCCGTGAGACTGTATCCGTCCGGGGGGATGCGGCGCAGCGTATTCCCGTCACCCGCACGATTGCTGCCGAGCGTGCACAACCACCTGTCCTCGAGCAACATGTCACGGATGAGAGTCGCGTAAAACCTATAGCGGCTCATGCCCGGCAAATCGCTCGGATGGCGGATGAGCTTGGCCAGTGCGCCGTCGCGCACCTCTTCCGCGTCGCCGTCCGCGTTCTTCCGATACACCTTGAGCGGCAGGGAGGCGAGTTGGCGGCTGATGAAGTCCACGACAACGCGGACCGCGTATTCGCGACAGTACATGCCGTTCGCATAGCCGGCGAATTCGGCGTCGGTGGGCCAGCTGATGGCCTCGGGCATCGAATCCATGATGGTCGGTGTCTCCGGTTCAGCGTTCTTCATCGCCAGCACGGCCGGGCCGTGCAGCAGATTGTTCAGAAATCCCATCCACGGCTCCTTCGGAAGATGGCTAGAATGTGACTCGCACGTTGTGCGAGGGCTCGTATTTCGGTTTCTCTGGCTCGCCGCTCATCGTCTCGAGCGCGTACAAGGCCTGACTTTCGGCGATGAGGCCGGAAATGTGCATCGCGCTCTGGTTCCGGTCCCACACCTCGACCTCACCCAATCGGCGGGTCACGGCGACGTTCACCTGTTGTTCGATGGCCGGCTGGGGGAGGTGCCGGAGCTTGTTTTCCTTCACCCGGTCGCGGAAACGGCCGGTCGCGGCTCCCAAGCGGAAGCCCTCGATGAGGTGCACCGTCCAACCGGCCTCCGCGAGCGGATCCGCGAAGTCCACCGCCGGGCAGCCCTTGGACTGCACGGCGATTTCATGGATGTTCGGCCATGCCTCGCGAAGCAGCTTCAAGTACTTCGGCACCCAGAGCATGCCGTCACGGCGCACGATCAGTTCGACGTGCGGCAGGCCATCCTCGCGGTAGCCTGCGGCGGCGATATACGTGGTCTCTCTATCGGCGGAAGTATCCACGGAAAGCACCACGCGCCCGTCATCGGGGATACAGGACTTCGGGTCGATGCCGCGCTTCCACAGCTTCGGATTGATGTACGGCGTGATGTCCGCCGTCACCCACTGGCACAAGACCTCGGTGCGATACGCGGCCTCGGTCATGCCGTTGATGTCAGCCGAGATGCTACGAAAAGTCATCGGCCCATAACCCATGGAGGGGTTCGCCTGACGGATACCGTCAAGGTCATCCAGCTCGCATTTATCCGGAGCCGACCACTCGAAATACCCATAGGATGGGTCGTGCTCCTCGGCCCATTCGTCCGGCGACTGCTTGCCGGTTTCAACCGAAGCGTTCCACGAATCCGCCAGGGCACGTCCCTCGTCGACGACTCGGCGCAGCACGACGCTGCGATAGTCGCCCGCGTTCGAGATACCCCACAACTGACTGGACCAGATGGCCTTCGTGGTCTGACTGACCGCGTTCCAGCCATCGTCGGTGTGCTGCTCTCGCAACTCGTCGAACACGACGCGGCTGGCGCTCTTGGAACGGATGTTCTTGTCGGCGCGCACGATGTACTGCGCCTTGTTCCGGCAGATGATCGCTTCCTCGCCGTGCGAATTGTTGACGCGCTGCACACGTTTTTGCAAAACCGGAACCGCAAGAGCGGCCTCGCCCTCGGAAGCCGGATTCGGATTACACCAGTTCAATACGGCCTGATATGGGGCGCGCGCGTTATCCAACGTCTGCGCGGCACCGACCACGAGAAACTTCCACGCCGGCGACAACTCCGGGTGGCGAGCGGAGTCGACGAACAGCCACCACGCGCACAGTACGCTCATGAGCGTGGTCTTGCCGTTCTGGCGCGCGACCTCGGTGACAACTCGGCGGAACCGGTAGGAGCCGTCCGGCAGAAGCTCAAGCCCGTGGATCAGCAGCCATTTCTGCCACGGGAAAAGATGCACGTGGAGAAACTTTTCGGCGAACTCGATGACCGCGTAGCCGTTTGATGTTTCCGGCGTCAGTTCGCGCAGCGGGGGAGTGAATATGCGTGGCGTGGTGATGCCGTGGGCATCGTCGTTGATTTCGCCGATGCCCATGACGCCTCCTAGCTGATTTTCGCCAGATACTCCTCAAGCTCATCCGCCACCGGAGTCGCCTCGGGCTTGGCGGCCTTGCCCCTCGCCGGTTTCGCCGGCTTCTCCTCCTCGGGAACCAGTCCGAGAGCCGCGCAATATTTCAGGAACGTCGGCAGCGAGGTATTGTCGTTCTGCGGCACAGCCGGACGGGTACCCTTTCCCTTCGCTTCGGCGTCCGATATGGCCTGTTCCGCCAATTCGTCCCAATGGTCGATTTTCCATGCAAGGGCCCGGGCGGCGGCGACCGTGGCTGCGTCCTTCGCGCGCAGATGCTTGGCGTTGCGCAGCGAACGCTCCAATGCGTCGGCCACCGTTTCCTGCGGAAACTGTTTCGGCATGGAACCTCCTTCGCGCGCGACCCCGGCCGAATATCGAATATTTTTCGGAGGGAGAGGAAGAGCGGCCATGCGGGTAGTGTCCCGGTGGCGGCCGGTTTTGGGATTTTACCGCCCCTCCCGGTGGTCAGGCTTTGATGGCGTTGGTGAATGCGTTGATTCCTGCGGTGAGGATTCGTGTGAAGCCCACGCTATCAACTTTCGGCATTATCGTGCCGTTGTTGTTGACGACTTCAACTGTGATTGGTAGGTCTGCGTCGACGCTGGCGAGGTCATAGCTTACGTTGTCCGCGCTGAGGCTGGCGCTGATGTGGAGTGTGATGGTGCCGGTTGCTTCGCGCAGTGTTTGCCCGCATGCGGTCTTGACCGGTTCGTCGATGTCCATGATTGTGTTGCTCCTATGCTGTTTTGATCCATTGTCTGCTGAGTGTGCCGATTGGTGTGGCTGGGTCTTTGTTGCCGCGCAGGTTGTTGCATTGTGTGTGTGATGGGCGGAAGCCTGCGGGGTCGTGTTGCAGGTCTGGTCGTTTGGTGACGGGATAGAAGTGGTCGAGGTTGAAGCTGTCGTCTGTGGTGTTCTGTGGTGCGTCGTAGTCGATGGGCATTCCGCAGAGCCAGCATGGACGGTGTTCGCTCTTGCATTCGAGGAAGAATTTCTTGCGGTCTTTTTCGAATTGGCGTCCGCCTTTGCGGACTTGGCGGCTGTAGCTGACCATGATGCCGTCACCCCGCAATCATTGGAGAATAGGTGTCCCTCGCCTCGGATTCGAACCGAGACTGTATCGGACTTGAATCGGATGCCTCTGCTGGTTGGGCTAGCGAGGGGTTGAAATATCAGGAGTTTTCGGCGTGTTTTGTTGTGCTCTCCTTGCATATCTATAGTAGTTGTGTTACTGTAGATATATCAGCAGAAAGGAGGTATCCGATGAGCCCAAAGGATTGGTTTGATGTCATCAACGGCATCATCGCCAACGTCATCGCCGCAGCCGCGCTAGCCATCGCAGTCAAGCGAAGACCGAAGCACAAGAAGTAAAAAAGGTTCCGGCTAGACCTATTAGCCGGAACCTCCCGCCAATCCTATCCCATCGGAGAACGCATCATGAGAACATCACTGATCTTCGGAATCGTCGCCGTGGTATTCGGTGCCGTGGCCTTGGTCGGCGCACTGTCCAGCAGCCCGATAGTATCGGGCGGCTTCGGTCTCGCGGCCGGAATCATGGGTCTCGCGGCCGGAATCATCAACGGCAAGGACGGCGACAATGGCGACTGAATATCTCGGCGTCAAGCAGGTCGCAGAACGCCTTGGCATCACCAGTGGCGGCTTGCTCAACCTCAAGCTCCCTGAGCCCGACGCCACGATAGGGCGCACGCGCGGCTGGTTGCCTGAGACCATCGATGAATGGAACGCTCAACGTCCGGGACGTGGTGTCGGAGGGGGGAGACCACGCAAAAACAAAGCATAGATACGCGAAAAACCCAGCCACATGAGCTGGGTTTTTCGACACTTCTGCCACTGCAATTGTGTGTGACAAACAATCATTTGTCAAGCTGGCCGGCGATGACCTGCCGATACACATCACTGTAGGGGATCCCCTGCGGGGTGCGTGAGACTTGGCCTCGCTCCACCCACTTGCGTACCCGCGACGCCTTGAGGGTTATTCCGGCGTCGGTGAATGCCTTGGCGATGTCCGCCGCAGACCCGCGCCTGGAATCATCCCAACACAACGTCTTGAGC